ATAGATAGAGATAGATCGAGTAGTCTAGAGCGAGATTATATCACTAATGTCGTAACGCCACTACAGACTTCTACAGGCGAAAAAGGTATAAGAATAAACTTAGTGTATTTAGAACGATTATACGAAAACATGTATAGCGCATTACAGCAATATGAAGAATCGCAAAACCGAAAATGAAAATCGAAATTGTTGCTCGATCTTGACCAATCACACCCATTGTGCGTGCTGCGACAGGATCATATCTGAAAGCAGCCAAGAAATAAGCTTTTGTTCTATAGAATGTGCTTGTTATTCTGGACGATATTCGATAAGGGAGGGCTGGATAAATGGTGACCAGCCCATACAAAAGATGACGCCCAAGATGCCATGGTTTCTGCCAGAAGAGAAGCACGAAGAACACATCAGAACGATTACCGGAAAATAATAAGAAATGTATTGTTAATATATGAAAGCAATAATACGCGACAACAATTATGTATATTTCGATAACATCACCCAACATGAGGATAATATATTATGGGAAGCATTTAGTGTCTCAAGGCCCGGAACATATATTGACCCGAACCAGCGCGGACAATGGGATGGCGTTTATCGGAAATATAACCGATCAAGGAAAAAGATAGCCAGACCTCTGTTGGCTTTGGTTATTGAAGTATGTAAAAAATATAATCTTCCGCTATCCATTACCGATGCAAGAGAAGCTTGGAAATTCGAGGTACCAACCATAGATGTTGTGACTCCGGATCTATTGCCAGGCATTGTCTTAGAAGCATACCAGACTGAATCTATTAAGCGTGCTTTAGCAGAAGAATGTGGTATCATCGCCTTACCAACTGGTGCTGGCAAGACAGAAGTCGCTTGTGCAATTTGTAAATTAATCGATTGCCCGACTGTCGTTTTGGCGGACCAGACTATCGTAGTAGAGCAAATGAGATCGCGTCTACTTTTAAGAGATATTAAAGAAGAAATAGGTATGTTTTATGCTGGTCACAGGCCAGACGGCCAGACGATTGTCGTAGGGTCTATCCAGTCTTTGGTGCCTCCTAAGAAAATTCCTACTCCGCCAAGATACAAGGCAGGAGAAGATGAAAAAGAATATACAAAGAAATATGCAAAGTACGAAGCCCAACAAAAGGCTTATGATACAAGAAAAGCAAATGCAAGTGAACTACTTGATTATATCCACAAAGCGGAAATGCTTCTAGTCGATGAATGTGATAAGGCTACTTCTGAAAGCTACAAGGGTATTTTCAGAAGTCATTTTAGCGGTCGCAGAAGATATGGTTTTAGTGGTACACCGATGGACCCCGCAAAGCCAGTCGAAGCGTTAGTAGTACAGGAGCATTTGGGGTCGATAATCCATAGTGTTAGCCGTGAGTTATTGACCAAACTCGGTAGAATTGTACCGTGTGAATATCGCATGTTCTGCGTTGGTGGTGTAGGCGATATACAGGAATCGACGGCATATGATATAGCAATTAATGATTTTATGGTAGAAAATACTGATTTTCACGAGTTAATTTTTAGAATAGCGACCAACAAATTGCCTTTGGGCGATGGAGTTCTGATTTTAGTAGATAGAGAGTCACTAGGCCAAAGTCTATTAGAAAAATTCAGGAGCAGCGGCCATAAATCTGAATTCATCTATGGCAAAACTGAAAAAAGTGTAAGAAGACAAGCTATTGCCGATTTTGAAGATAGAAAGTATCAGATTCTGATAGGCGGTAAGATAATTAATCGTGGGTTAGACTTAAAAGGTGGATGTGATAGACTGATAATTGCGACTGGCGGTAAGTTGCAATCGGATTTTGAACAGAAGATTGGGAGAGCTTTAAGGTTAAACAAGAATGGCAAAAGCGTTATATATGATTTTTATTTCAGAAATAACAAATATTTATATAATCACTCGAAGGCCAGATTAAAGATAATTGATCAAATAGGCTATCCTTCAATGATAGTCTTTCCTAATGGTACAATTGATGGAAGAGAACTTATCAGATCAAGATTTAAAGTGCCCAGCACACTATTTGGTAAGTGATGCTTCAGAAGTACCTAAGCGCCTCTACTTTATAAATGAAATCGTCGAGTGGAATCTTACGAAGTACATTTGGACTGGATGTACCGATGTTATATTACGCGACGCCATCATGTCTAATGCTTCAGAATTAATACGCCAGATCATCAGAAAACAAGGTCTGCATATGATTTATCCGGGGCAGGAAGAATCATCTATGGGCGACTTGGTTAATACGGCTTGGTGTCAAGTCGAAAAAGTGTTATATAAATATAAATCAAGACCACATTGTAGAAGATGCTATAGCCCAGAACGCCCGAACGATTCGGTGCTATATAATCCAGGAGCAAGAGAATATAGTATAATCAAACTGGAAACCGTTGTTAAGAAATCGAAGAAATGTAAAGCTTGCGGATTAGAATTTTCTAGTAAACCAATAATCGAACCCAAACAGGGTTTATTTGGTGGCTCTACTACGATTCTTTTTAAAGGCACTAGCAAAGTTTTTAACATGTGGTCTCAAGTAGCACGTACTGTTATCTTGGCTTATATTAAAAAAGAAGGAAGAGATCGAAAGAATAGTGATGCCTATATGAGCCATGTTGGCACAAAGACTAAATTGCAAAATGATGTCATGGCTAGATTTTTAAACGAGGCGCGCAATGTTTGTAGCTATAATGAGGAATATTTAAAAATAATCGACGCTTTGGACTATTTAATCAAGACTGATGATAAACCGCATGATGGGCTAGTGGGTAAATTAATCGCCAAAACTAATTTATCAAGATTCGTGGTGGCTGGGTTTTTAAAAATAGTTAAACTTCGCAGCACGGAATTCACTGATTCTCCGGCCAATAAGACATCGACAAACAGCCAAAATGAGCGAAAAAAGATAATAATGGACGAAGAGGAGGAATAAATGGATTATCGAACGGTTTTGCAAAAAATAGCCGAAAGCACGTTAACAGTAGAAGATCTTAATGCCTTCATAATCGAGGCATTACCTAAAAGCATAGGAACTCGAATTACAAGGCGAACTTTAGTTGGTCATGGTAACAGGATCGATAAAAAGTCTGGTCATAGCCGTGTAGCGCCGATGGGTTCAGGTATAACGGCTAGGACTCATCCTAAGAAAAAGCCTAACGGCCAAATGGGTTATGGCTTGACAAAGCAAGGTCACGACGCTAGCACTAGGACTCAGAGAAGAAGAAGCGGTAAAGGCATGGGTGGTGCTGCCGGCCCCAAGAAGCATAAGGTTGATGATCTCTTGCTTATGATGCGTAATGAAAAACTAACGCTAGAACAACTTTATAATAAACTATTAGGTAAACAATCAGATATCGCATTAGATGACACAAAGGTTAAACAAATCGATGGAAAATCTTAATGATTTATTCGAAAAGTTAGACAGCGCTAGCGATATAGCGCCGCCGAGTATGAATTTAGACAGTATAACTGATGCTCTTCTACCTGTAATCGATGCAGGTAAAATAAGCGATTCTGATGCAGTCGATATCCATAAATATTTAAGGCGTTTAGACGATGTCACAATTGATGTCTTAGCTGCATGTAAATCTGACAGAGCAGAAACACAGGGTCTAATAAACATTTTAAGAGAGCAAGTCGAAATGTCTATCACTTCTGGGACTAAGCTTTCTACCGGCATAGTCGAATCTTTAGTGAAAGCGATCGAAGTTAAATCTAATATAAATACCACAGCCGTAAAGATGATAGAGGCGAATGCAAAGACATTGGCCGCGACCAAATCTAGCATTAACATACAACAAAATACAGTAGCTTCTGCCGGCTTCGATTCGGCAGCTCTTGAGAGACTTTTAAGTGAGCCTCTTGGAGAAGAAGACGAAATATGACACCAGAACAAGCTAAAAGAGAAGTCATTAAAAGATGCCAGACATCGGTCGCATGGTTTCTGAGAAATTTCGGCAAGATTAAGCATCCATCTGCTGGAATCATACCATTTCATCCATTTAACTATCAGCTCAAAGCACTGAAAGATTTTAGAAAACACCGATTAAACATTTTTAGAAAATGTCGTCAGGCTGGTGTCTCTAAGATTTCGGGTGCTTTTGCCTTGTGGTTTGCTATGTTTAATTCACACAAGACAATATTGATTGTGTCTAGACGTAATGAAGATGCGATGTCTTTTCTGCGTGAACACATTTATTTTCTTTTTAATAATTTACCTGTTTGGATGAAAGAATTATGGGCACCAATAAAGCAGAACGAACATGAAGTGTTCTTTCCCAACGGGTCTAAAATACAGAGTCTAACATCGCACCCAGAAGTACTAAGGTCTCACGCTGCATCATTAAACATAATAGACGAAGCAGCCTTCGTTCCTAATATGGACACATTATGGGCAGCAGGATGGCCGACTTTGCAACACGGTGGTAGCGTTATATGTATTTCTACTACAAACGGCGTTGGTAATTGGTATTGGAGCACTTGGACAGATGCCGAGGCCGGCATAAGCCCATTCCATCCTATCGTGATTAACTGGTGGGACATGGACTGGGTAATAGAATATACTGATGCATTATCGTTAGAGAAAAAGAGACTGGCACCGAGAGATAATATTCGAGACTGCGTTTCTAGACATGAGAGGGAAAAATTCGGACCATATTGGTCTCCTTGGTTAGAAGAACAATGGAATGCTCTTCAGGAGCAAGGCGAAGGATGGAAATTCGAACAAGAAGTATTAGCATCGTTCATCGGTTCCGGTAATACTGTTCTTGATAAGACTGCATTAGCGTATGTTCTCGAGACGATAAGGCCGCCAGAACAAAAAATCGACGGCGTTCAGCCTTATGTCCACCCTAGCACGAATAATGTTGAAGAATTAAATTTCTCCTTCATAGATCCAGATCTGGGCTTTCGTATATCGAAAAAACCAGTATAACCGATGCCTGAGCGCAGGCGTGGTAATGTTATTTTAGATCAGGCTACGCCAGCTCACAGGTATGTTATGGGCGTCGATATTGCGACTGGCAAAGGCCGCGATTATAGTACGTTAGAGATATTCGACCTCGACACCAGAGAACAAGTGGCCGAATTCATGGCCAGAGTGTTACCAAGAGAATTAATTAAATTCATCGATAGATTGGGAAGATTTTATAATAACGCTCTTGCCGTGATCGAGCGCAACAATGGTGGTGATATTGTGATTGATGCTTTACGTCATGACTGCATGTATCCAAGACTATGGCGAAGGAAGGATATTAATGATAAACCGCAAGCACCAACAGGCAGAAAAAGGAAAATGCGTGCTCTTAAAGTTTCGCCGTATGGCTATGCCACGACGTCATCTAGCAAGCCAACAATCAATAAGTTTTTGATCGATTATATCAGAGACGATGGCACAGGATATAGGATATATTCTCAGCGCCTACTAAAACAGCTTCAAACTTATGTGAGGAAGAGAGACAAGGCCGGACGAGATACTATGAAGACTGAAGCGGAAGATGGTGCAGGAAATTTCGACGATCTAGTAATCGCTACAGGTTTAGCTTTTGTCGGCACCAGTGATGCGTATCTCGACGACAATGGTCCGATAACACCAGTCAACCATAATTCTGATTTTAGAGCAATGCTTGGGCCAACGATCTTGACTGATGAGCAACGAGTAACAGACCAAAAAAGCTTCTTGGATAGAGGTGGTTCTAATCTACTTATGCCAATGACTATGGACCCTATAGATCTACCAGAGGTGGCAGCCCAACGTGTATTAGACGCATTCACTTATCAACTCGGTGCGATACCGTCCGTTGGTGGTAAACCTTTAGTAACACCACCGAAATATTTTAAGAATCGTAAGAAAGATTAAAGTACTTATTAATCTAATAATGGTAAATATAGTGTTAATTGGTCGTCGGAACATCGAAAAGGAATATTATGGCTAGTAACTGGTTACTCTTCGACAGAATTCGTGCCCTCACAAGGCAAAATAGGATCTATTCGTCTGAGAGAATATTCCAAGATCAAACTAATCTTGATAGATTAACTTCCGGCGGCGATTTTCTGGATTTTAACCAGCAAGCTGCTATCTTAGATCAGACGAACTTACAGATCAATAGACTCGAGCGATACAAAGACTACGAACAGATGGACCAAACCGGCGAGGTTAGTCTTGCTCTCGACTTATATGCTGATGAAGCCTGTCTCGCTGGTAACACAGAGGTTTTATTAGTCAATGGTATGACTGTTACTATCGAAAAGCTGGCCGAGGCCGGGATAGAAAATGAGTTCGCGGTTATTGCTTTCGACCTTGAAAAGAAGATATTCGTCCCAGCAATGGCCAGAGGTGCAAGAGTATCTGGTATTGATGTAGATGTTCTTAAAGTAAGATTTACGAATGGCTTAGAGATTATCAATACACCCGACCATCTTTATCTTACGGATGATGGCACATATGTTCCTGCCAAAGATTTAAGCCCCGGAGACAAAATAAAATCATTTGGTATCGTGAGCGCTGATATCAATGGTATCCCGATCGAAAAGCCTTCGGATGAGGACACAGATAGGTTCGTTGAATCTGTTGTGCAAGTCGGTAAAATCGACAAAGTATATGATATAGAAGTACCAGAATTTCATAATTTCGCTATCGGCACTGGTGATGGTTATATTATAGTTCATAATAGTCTGGTAGATCCAGAGCGTAAGCATACTCTTATCATTCGCGCTCGGTCAATACGCCTTAAAAGAGAGCTCGAGTCGTTATTTTATAATACCTTAAATTGGGATACCATGTGTCGGCCGACTGTTCGATATTTATGCAAGTATGGCGACATGCCATTCGAGATAACCTTAGACGCCGAGCGGACATCAGTTACGGCTTTAAAGTTTATGAATGTCTATAACTTTACCAGAATAGAAACAAGGTACGGTGATCTGATCGGATTTTTCCACATGGACAGCATGTGGCCAAAACCCATTTTTCTCCATCCTTGGCAAGTCATGCATTTAAGATTGACTAATTTTGAGAACTTTTATGCTCCTTACGGCAAATCAATATTGGACGGCGGTAGGAAGGCTTTTAAACAATTGCGCTTGATGGAAGACGCTGCGTTAATCTATAGGATCACAAGAGCGCCAGAACGACGTAAATTCATAATTCCTGTTGGCATGATACCGCCTAAAGAAGTTCCAGAATACATGCAAATGATCGCCAGGAATTTCAAAAGGCAGCGGTTTTATAACCCTACCACTGGATCGTTCGACGAAAGATATAGTCCGCTTATTCAAGAGGACGATTATTTCTTGCCCAGACGCAGCGATGGTAGCGGTCCGGACGTCGATATCTTGCAGGGCGGCGAGAACGTGGACAAGATAGCTGACATAGAATACTTCAAGAAGAAAATGGTAGCACCCATGAAAATCCCTTTTGCCAGGGTGGGTATCGGGGAAGGCGCTGGAGAGGCTAGCGAAAAATCGTTATCGCAAAGTCATAGTGAATTCGCAAAGGCAGTGCAATATATCCAAAGAGAAGTGGCGAACGGACTCACTAAGGTAGCAATAGTACATCTTGCTCTTCGTGGTTTCCCAGTAGAGGATCTCAAAGGGTTCGAGATTGCTTTAACCGCAACTAGTGCAATGGAAGAATTGTATAGAATCGAAACATGGCGTACTCGCGTTGGCGTAATGTCAGATCTTAAAGATCTTGGATGGTTTCCAAAAGAGTGGATTGTAACTCACTTTACGGATCTGTCGCCAGATGAGATTCAAGAGCTAAAAGACCTTGAAATGTATGCTACAAGTGTCGACGACAAGGAAGGCGAAGAAGGCGGTGGAGGCGGAGGCGGCGGTGGAGGCGGAGGTGGTGGAGGCGGTATGGATACGGGTATGGGTGGGGATAGTCCCGATGCTGGCGGCGCACCAGATTCCGACCTTGCTGGTTTAGATGACGGTGGTGCTGGCGGGGCAGCAGGCGGCGCAGCAGGCGGCGCAGCAGGCGGTGCACCACCAGGCGGAGCAGCACCACCCGGAGGAGATGCTGGCGGAGCAGCACCACCAGGAGGAGGAGCAGGCGGAGCAGCACCACCGGGAGGTCTACCACCGTTGGGCGAAAATGGTTTCGACATAAGGGCGCAGAAGCGACTTATAAACGAATCCAAGAAAATACTGGCGAACAAAAAGATCAAAGAATATCTGGAGAAGATTCATATCAGAAGAGGATATACATATGACGATTCGATAAGATTGAGTTCAAAATACGAAAATCTTATCGAATCTAAGGAATTAGATGGTTTAACAAGAACGAAGCCACCTGTTTCAAGTGCCATCTATCACGATCCAAATTCTGATAATAGTCTTTTGGTGGAATGGACTGTTCCTAAAAACATTAGGGATGAAGTCATTAACGAAAACTTAGAAATTCTAATGAAATCAAAGAAAGATCAGCCGAAGGTAGTAGAAGACACAGAGATCTCTGAGACCGATTTGCCTTGATCCTTCATATAGAGTTTCTAGCAAAAATTAAATATAACTATTCATCGTTTTACGCTAGGGAGTATTAATATGGCTCAGAACCAGAACAAAGCGCTCAATCCAATCAGAATGGATAGCCGAAAGTTCTTGGGAGCCCTCAATGATTCGGCTCAAGCGAAGATATCTTTCTTCGAGTCTAAAATCAAAGAATTGGGGAGGGCTGCTGGTAAAAATTGGCGTCTTGCGGCGCTTTATTCAAAAGACCTCTACATTGAAGATGTAGATTCTTTTAATTTCTACAATGCTAAGCATTCAAGAAATCAAGGATCGGTCACGATCTCTGATATACGTTACATCACCATAGTAGAAAGTCAAAAGGCTGGTCTATTCGAAGATTCTTGCCTTAGGTTGGTAGAAAGCATTGAAAAGAATGACCAACGTGGCATGCAACATGCGTTTGGCCGTATGAAAGCACAAAGGTTTACTAGCCGTATAATCCCCGAATCTGGTTTTATAAAAGGCAAAGATGAGGTTTTTAGAAAGATTAATGTAAAGACTCCAAAGCAAATAAACGAAGATCTTAAACGAAGAATCGTTAAAGCAGTGGTCGAGTCGATCTCTAATCGAATCATTTTAGAAGGTGATCGAGTCGTCGGTGGTAATTTTGTCGATGGCGAGCGTTTGAATTTACCAGTCTCAAAGTGGGCTACTAAGAAGCTAAATGCTAAATTCATGCGTAGCGCCGCAATGGATGCTTATCTTAGCGAAGGTTTTAGGAATCGGACATATGATATTGCTAATATGATAAGCGAAGGTAACATAGAAAAGGCTGTCCAGATAGCGGCACCATTCTTGAACGAATATGAAGAATTCACTTTGCTTAATCGAAGCCAGGTTAAAGAATTGGTATCGAATGCTTTAGCAGCCAAAGCGATATTCAATCCTCAGCTATGCGAAGACACAGCCACCTTATTCTTTAAGACTAATCTTAAAGTCAATAAGAGCAAAATAGTTTCAGAATGGAAGCAGATAGCTAGTGCTACTGAAAATTTTAATTTAGCGCAAAATATCTCGATATTAGAGGAATCGAAAGATTTCGAAAATACTTATAATAAATTTCTAGATCTTATTTTCGAGACGATCGGGAATCGCGAGATTGCGGCTGAAGCGTTAGCGTTAACGCTAGACAAATTAAAAGAAAAGACCCCTCAAATCAAAGAATCGCAAGATTTAGCGGCTAAGCTAGATGATTTAATCACTAGACTTAAGGACAAATCGGTCGACGATTCTACGATCTATGAAGCAGAAGATCTTATCGCCACGATTCAAGAAGAGTTAACAGCTTCTGAAAATCTAGGCGACTTTGATAAAATGCCAGGTGAGCCAGAAGGCGCAGAAGCACCAATGGGTGAAGAAATTCCAGGAGCTGATAAAGCATCTGGTGCCAATGGGCCACCCACAATTGTGTTTAATGCGCCGTTGATACAATATGGCGGCCAGACGTCGACAGGTGCTGAAGGTGGCGATGACATGGGACTTGGCGATGACGAGATGGCACCAGAAGGCGAAGATGATTTGGCAGCATTGCTTAATGAACCGCCTACAACACCACCAGGCGGAGCGCCAGCCCCAGGCGGAGCACCAGCACCAGCCCCAGGCGGAGCACCAGCGCCAGCCCCAGGCGGAGCACCAGCACCAGCCCCAGGCGGAGCACCAGCACCACGACTCGAAGGAAGATCCAGACGTGGCAGAATGGCAGTTGAATCGAGGCGTCCTGTGGCTAAACCAACAGCTATTGCTAACGAATCACACGATGTTTATAACTATGTTTCAAAGGTTTCTAATTCTGGTCTGATGGGCCAATATGGTAAAAATATTATTGAAAGCAAAGAGCAGATCTCTACTATCGTCAAGATGGTCGGGCGATATAAGATTGCGAATAGACTAACAGAAAGTCAATTTGCAAAGAATATTCATAAAATCGCAGAAGCTTGCATTAGAAAATTAGTCTTAAATCTTAACGAGAGCGCATTGCCCCTTGCTATTAACCAAATCGTAGATGAGATCGGGAGAGCAGAAGCATTTGCCGAGTCACAATATAAATTCGGTCGCAAGCGAATCGGCAAAAGAGGCTCTTTGGGTAGTGATCCCAAAAAAGGTTATGGTAGTGGTGGCGGAAGCGCGCCTAAAATAGAAAAAGACGATGAAGGCGAAGAAGGCGGAGAAGAAGGCATGGGCAGTGTTGAAGGTAGTAAATGGAAAAAGCCATGGGAAAAGAAAGGAGAAGCAACATCTGAAAGCAATATACGGTGGACAGGTAAAAATGGCGACGTGATGTACGGTGTCTACAGAGGCACAAAATTTGCACTTGATCATGGTAATAGAGAACTACCACCAGTGATCATGTCTGAAGATGGTACCATCGAGATACCAATACCAAACAAAGTCCAGGCCAGCGCCTTGGCAGCAGCCAAAGTGTCGAGCGGAAATCCCCGTCTATTTAGAGAATGGTTAGCTGGTAGTATCGACCAACTCGCTCCAATCACAGAATCAGAAAAGGATGAAATATCATCTGAAATGAATGATGAAATGGACGCTATGAAGCCTGTAGAATCCACGGAACCGACAGAAATGGCTGGCGATTCTGAAGGCGAAGAGTCTGTCCCTGATTTTTCTGACGCAGAAGGCGGCATTAGCCTAGGCGATGATGGTTCTTCTGAAGATGAGATGGGTGACGGCATGGAAGATGAGATGGGTGACGGCATGGAAGATGAGATGGGTGACGGCATGGAAGATGAGATGGGTGACGACATGGATGATGGGATGGAAGACGAAATGGATGATGTCGACGGCGTTGATATGGGTGACATAGGCACTGACGAAGGTGAAATAGATGTAGACATGTTAGATGATACAGACGAATTCGACGATGCCGAGCACTCAGACCACGAATTGCGCAGTGAAATAGATGAAATCCATGACGAAATCGACGAGATCAAGGATGAAATAGGTCTCGAAGATGAAGACGAATTTGAAGACGATATCGAAATGGATGCTGAGGCTGGTGACATCGAAGATATGGAAATGGGCGATGAAGAAGGCATGGAAGATATAGAAATGGGCGATGAAGAAGGCATGGAAGGCGACGACGAAGGCATGGAAGGCATCGAGGGCATGGAAGGCGAAGAAGGCATTGAAGGCGACGACGGAGATGTTGATGACGAATACGAAGACATCGACGATTCTGATGAATCAGAAGACGACCTATCTGATGGCGGAGTGTCTGACGATGAAGACGATGATAACGTAGAAATCGAAGATGAAGGAGACGTCGACGGCTTAGCAGAAGATAATGACTTTACTGACCCTAGTAAAAGCAAATACAAAAAGCAAGTCGAAGAGGATCCAAGGACAAGTACCAAAAAATCGAAATTAAACAAGCGTAAAGATGACGAATCAGTCGAGGGAATCGGTGATCGCGAAGACATCGATGAACTTGATATATAAGGAGTAGGCTTATGATACCCAGCAGACGTTCTCAGTGCTTCCAGAACCGTCGGGTGATAGCCGAAACAGGCGTCATCCCGGCAGGCATGAAATTAATCAGAGATACTTTTGAATTTAAAATCCTTGATAGAAAGAATGCTATCAGGGAAGACAAAAATGGCAATGGTATGCCTGTATCTAAGGTTGTAGGTATGATCCAAATGGGCGATCAATGTAATGGTAACGGTCGCTACTATTCTACTTCTGAAGTTCTTGCGCCAGCGGTAAAGCAGATTCAAGAAGATATCAAAGCTCGTGCAGTTCTAGGTGAATTTGATCACCCTTCAGATGCTAAAATCCATCTCGACAGAGTTAGCCATTTAATGACTAACGTATGGATGGAAGGCAGAAAAGTGTTTGGAGAGGCAGAGATTTTGCATAAACTTCCCTGTGGTGCATGTCTACGTGGACTATTCGAACACAAAGTACGTGTCGGTATCAGTTCGCGTGGCGTTGGTGACATGGAAGTTGTAAACGAAGGCGAAGGCCAAGAAACATACCGCGTACTTCCTGGTTACACATTTGTTACTTGGGATGCTGTGGCCGAGCCAAGCGTGAGCGGTGCGATCCTAAATATACAAGAAGGGCTGCGGAATAAACTAAAACCGATTAAGGCTATGAAGCGAAGATTCGAACCTTCTGTATACCAAAATCTTGTAGTAGAAGAAATTAACAAGTTCTTTGGGTTAAAAAGATAATTTACTGGTCCAAGCAAAAATAATTTCAGATTTTTATTTTAGGAGCTAAAGATGAATCCGATAGTTGAATTGAGAACGCTACTCGAAAAAGCCGGTGTTAAACCAGATTTTTCTAAAAAGATAGTAGAATCTCTTGAAATTTACAAATCCAATATAAAAGAAACCTTAGAAGCAGATTTCATTTCTAAGGTAACAAAAGCCAAAAAAATCTGTGTGGAAGAAACAGAATCTTTCAAACGCGATCTAGCAAGACGTGTACAGATTTTTTGTGAAACCAAAGGTTCAGCGATTGAAACGCAAATGCGCAAACAATCTGTTCGTAATGAGTCCATGAGTTCTAGCAAGCTCACCAAGATTGCCTCTCTAGTAGAGGGAATCGAGCTAAATGCAAAGGACGACGGAAAACTACGAGAACAGGTCAGGAGCGCTACCGTACGAATCAGAGAACTTTCGGAATCTAAGGATAAGACAGCTGAGCTTGCAAATAGGCAAACTGCCATTGCTCGCAAATTGTTGTCAGAATCCAAGGATTTAGAAACTGAAAACATGCGTCTGAAGAAGATGCTGTCGGTTCAGACATTGAATGAGCAACGCACAACAGCACCACGAAGAATTGGAATGCTACCAAGAAACCGCGTTACTCAGAATGTCCACACCACCAGGCCGACATTAGTTGAAAGTCAAGATCCAATATCACCACCTAGACAGGCAGCTATTGCTGTCAAGGGCGGTTATAATATCAATAGCATTGCAGCAGATTTAGACGAAACTCTTTAACAAATACTTAGGAGAAACTTAAATGTTAAGACAGCCGAATTCAGGCAGGCATCTTGCCAACAGTGGTAGTCGTTTTATCACTGAATCTAATGATCTACATAAGGCGTCAGTCCTTACCGAAGCTCGAAAGAATACTTTGGTTAGGAAATGGACACCAGTTCTGTCAAAATGCCGCGAAGTTCCTAAACAAAAGTTTGGGCTTATGGCAGCTATTCTTGAGAATCAATTCAATGCTTGGAATCCAAGCAACCGATCGATGATTCTCGAAGATCAAACCACCACTGCAAATATTGCGGACTTCACCCGCTTTGCATTGCCACTTATCCGTAAATCTTATCCTAAACTTATTGCTGATAACCTTGTTGGTGTTCAGCCCATGAGCCAACCAGCTAGCTTGATTTTCTACATCAGGTATCGTTATGCTCTTACCAAAGGCCAAACGGTTGCTGGCACCCAGATCATGCGTCAGAATACTTCCCAGAACTTCTCTAGAAATAATGGTTGGGCGCTTGATCCCTACTATTCTTCACAAGAAGTTAAAGGTGAAGACGCTACCGTCAATGGCTCGCGTACTAGTGTTAGTGGAACCCTAAGCCATCGTCCAGTTCTTGCTGGCACAGTGGTTGTTGAAGTGTTCCCTAGTGCAGCAGCAGCAAGCCCTAACTGTGATGATCCGACACCTTGCGTAAGAGTCGGTTTTGATTCGACTGGCGCTGTAGACGTGGTATTGATTGGCGATTGCACCGATTTTACCAGCATTCTTGCTGTTGACACCGGAAGCTCTTCCTTCAATCATAGCACCGGTGTTGTATCTGTATCCCTATCTTCGGGTTCGTTCCCAGCAGGGTCTGTTGCGCGAGTTAACTACGAGTACGATCTCGAAGCTAACCCTTTCCAGCCAGAAGTGACCTTGAGCATTGACAGTGACAGCGTTGCTGCTGTTACCCGCAAACTCAAGACCAGCTGGTCATTAGAAGCTGCTCAAGATCTCAAATCAGTGCATAATATTGATGCTGAGAGCACCTTGACTGATTTAATGGCTGACGAAATGGTTGCAGAAATCGACCGCGAAATTATCAATGACTTGATTATCGCCTCATCGATTCGTGCTACCCATAACTTCGCTACTGCAGCTGGTGCTTCAGTTAACTTTACTGATCGTAACATCGCGTTGCTTTACAAGACGCTCGAAGTTGCGAACATTATCCACAGAACCACTCTTCGTGGTCCTGCTAACTGGGCAGTTATGAGTTCCGATATTTCCTCCAAGTTCGAGCAGCTTAACGATTTCCGTGCAAGCGATGCTCTTACGACCGATGGCATTGATATCGGTATCATGAACATTGGAACCATCCAAGGCAAGATCAGGCTCTATAAAGATCCTCTCTTCCCTAATTGCA